CCCACGAAGGTTTAGATATTCCAACCCTAGACACGGTTATTTTAGCTTCCCCAAAGTCTAATATCATACAGAGTATTGGTCGAATTATGAGAGAAACAAAAGGGAAGAAGAACAATCCCCATATTTACGATGTTCATGACCCATGGTCAGTCTTCACCGCTATGTATTATAAGCGGGTGAAGGTGTACCGTCAAGGTGGTTTTAATATACACGGTAAAAACGTGGAAGAACCTAAGAGTGCCTTTCCTCAGGGAAAGTGTTTGTTTTTATAATCTGACCATCTATTAAATGTCGGGTGCATTAATACAATTGGTATCTAAGGGTGTACAAGACATATACCTTACCAGTGAAGAGGGTCATTCCTTTTTTCGTACGAAGTTCACGAGACATACAAACTTTTCTCAGGCTCCAAAATTGATTAAATCTATCACTGATACAGATAATTCGATTACCATTCCAGTTTTAGGTGATGTAATAAATGGCATTTGGTTTGAGAAAGTTGGTGTCGATGCTGTAAACATGTCTTCCAATCTTTTTTACAATTCCACTATTGAGCTTTATATAGGGGGTCAAAAAATAGATTCTCAACATTTTGATTATTACTCCGATATATGGCACAATTATATGTCTGACACATGGTCGAAGACACAAGAGTTGAGTAACAAAGTTTCTAAATCCAATCCAGCATTTCTCCCACTTCACTTCTTCTTTTGTGATCATAAAGCATTCTTACCCCTTGTAGCTTTACAACATCATCAGGTTGAAATCAAGATCAATTTCGATGACACTTATTATAATGATTCAGATCTAAATCTTACAGCTGAACAAAAACGAATTAATGTATATGGCAACTATATTTACCTAGATAAAGAAGAACGAGAATCACTTGTGGGTCGAAGTCTCGACTTTGTTGTCACACAAACACAACAAATAGTTCTCCCAATGGAGACTGTGGCAGACAATACTACAGGGGGTGGTGATAATACATTTGATATTTCATCGTTTAATCACCCTGTTAAATCTATATTTTTTGGTTTTGGTGCATTAAGTGATGATTTTGCGAACGATCGTTTGACATTTTTAAGTGGTGATATACAAATTAATGGAACCCCAATCCTTGAACACATGTCTCCAAATTATTTTCACACAGTACAAAACTATTACAAATCATCGTACGGTGCGAGTGATTTTGTCAGCGAAACCAATGTACTTTTCAATACAAGGTACTTCGTGTATCATTTCTGTCTAAATGCATCAGACTATAATCCATCAGGTACATGCAATTTTAGCCGTATCGATAACGCTAAGCTTGTATTAAGGGGTGTGGAGAAGGGTAATCTTAGACCAAGTAATCAGGAGTTAAGTATATTCGCAGTAAACTATAATGTTCTGAGAATCAAGGATGGATTAGCTGGAATTTTATTCGGCAATTAGAGTATAAATGGGTAGGACTGCTCGTTTCGATCAGGTTTTCGTAACCAGTCTAGACGCAGACCCAGTAGAGCAAGATGTACTCACAGATGTCAAAAGTATTACTACGAAAGAGATCGATGTTGAAGTTATTACAGCAGATAAACTAGCTATTTCTAATACCAACCCAACCAAGCAGATTTCAATTGGTTCAAATATTTTTGTAGAGGATACAGGAACGAATATCGTTCTTGACGTTACTAAGGGTATTCGTACCGAACGTTTGTATGTGAATGATAAACTTGGTATTGGAGCACCCAATGCCACAAATGAATTTCAGGTTGGACCAAATGGTGAATTTATTATTGACCGTTCGAATCAGCACCTTGTAACTCTAAAAGGTAACGTTTCAGCTACGAATGTTCTGGTATCGAACATTATAAATGTTGACGACACACTCATCATTGATAGAGTGGGTTCAAATGTATTGAAGGTGGTGGGAAACACCTTTTCTTCAAATATTTCAGTTGGTGAATACCTTCATGTCGGTACGGGGGCAGTTAACAGTTCAAATGTAGCTCTGTTTGCTGGTTCTAATGTGACCGTAGACAATGGAAATTTACGAGTAAATGGTAATCTTCATGTACAAGGTAATGTTTTTATTGCTGAGGTTGCTACATATCAAACTATTCTGAATTTAGTTGTTCAAAATAATGTCGTTCAATTTGCAAACACAAATACAAATAAAGACAAAGACAACGCCCTTCTCATGACTGAAGAAAGAGATGGTTCCGAAGCAAATTTAGTGATTGGTTATCAGTTTTCGAATAACGAATTTTTATTTGGAAGAACTTTCATGAAACCAACCGACACTAAAATAATCGTAGATGAAGCAAACACCGTAAATATTCATGTGTATGGACAGTTTTACACTGAAGGTAATGTTGGTGTATCAAATACATCCACTAAATTTACATTATCAGTGGGTTCAAATGTATACTTTGATGATACAGGACCAAATGTGTTTGTATCTTCTGGAAACGTTGCAGTGACAGGTAATGTAGTTGCGGGTGGTATAAGAATTGGAAATCTTTTAGACCTAAATCCAAGTACTCCTGTACCAATTCTTTTCAATCAAAAAATTAAATCAAATGCAATTACGACGACTGGTTACACAAATTCGGGTATTGCCAATGTTGCACCAATAGATACTCTCTCAATTGGTTCGAAAATATTTGCGAATTTGACTGGTGCAAACACACTCACAATCTTAGGAAATGTATCTACAACAAATCTTCTTACGGGAATGATTTATACACACTCCGACGTTACGATACACGCAGACAGATACGGTGGTAATACTACATCCAATTCACTCACACTTAAATCCGGTCCAGCTGCGTCTAATGTAAGCTCTATTGAAATATCAGGGGCTAGTCTCTCAAATACACATCAAAATATACGATTCAGTACTAAAAACACCGAGAGAATGCGAATACAATCTAATGGGTATGTTGGTATTTCAAATACATTCCCGGATGAAAAATTGACAGTAGAGGGGAATGTTCATACAACCAAAGATACTGGTTTCATTTATGGTAATACGTGGGGTACGGCAGGTCAAACAAGTGCTCGTATGTATTCATCGTATTTAGTGGGAGAGAACAAGATTGAGAATATCGTCGCTGAGGGTAAGGGTCTCAATATTTACGCGAGTAAAACTGCTACAATGGGTACACCAAAGTTGACCATTTTGGAATCGAGTAATGTTGGTATCGGTACGGCTACACCAAAGGGACGGTTGCACACGTCTGGTGGTACAGTCTTTATCAATAACGAAATCACTAATAATGGAACCTATGAACATCTTGGAACTCCACTCATCGTTTCTAATGCAACTGCAGTTTCATCGGATTTGACAGATTTTGCGAGGGTTTTGGAACTTTGTAGAGAAGGTGGAACTGCGAGTAGTGATGGTGTGAGAGCAACATTCAAAATGGGTAAACACACAGCGGTTTCAAGTGGTACAGCCAATTCACAACTTGATTTATATTTAGCGAGTACAAATTACGAAACGGATGTTGACGTGTTATCAATTCGAAGTGATGGTCGTATCGGTGTAGGCACTACAACCCCAACCGCTCATTTAGAAATACATGCGACAGGTGCAGCAAATCCCCTAACAAATGGTGTATTGGTACACAATTTCGATGGAGATTCGGGTGATGCTATTTTAGCGGCAAAAACTCGTATACTCGGAGGTAATGTATTCACCTCTTATATTCAAACGAACGCGGGAAATAACCCTAGGGGTTGGTCTACCGGTGTAACCGGAACTGACTCAGATTTTAGAATTACACAAAATATAAACAACAACAAGGATACTGGAACTGTGGGTTTATACATATCTGGTTCAACTGGTAATGCTGGTATAGGTACGGATGCACCCCGAGGTACACTAGATGTGGCAGGTGATGTAGTCATAGGTAATCAACTGTCGTTCGGTGGTCTCGCTGGTGATACGTTCGACTTCGAACCAGGTGCTGGGGCCACCACGAGGCTTGTAGAAAGACGTTATAATGTGGATCAACCAAGAAATGAACTTGTACTATTCAAAGGTAATGATGGGGATACAACTAATGGTCCTGATAGAATTCGACACATTGCCGCGGAACACGTATTTACAACCTATACATCCCAAAATGAAACTTTCGATGAACTTGTAGATGATGATGCTACGGGTGATGTACCAATGTGTATCACCAATCAAGCCGGTATTGTCGTTATTGGTGGTAAACGTTCAGACGCAGTGGGGCGTGGTTCAAATACAAAACTCGTAGTAAACGGTGATATCGAGTTCGCTGGTGGTGGTGCATTCACACTGACTGGTTTATCGTTCGTGACTACTTCCCCATCGGATGGTTCTGACTCTGTGAACGTACTTAGAAGTATTAAAAACGGAAATGTCCGTCGTGCAATTTCGTTTGCCCATCAGATTAATTCTAGTCAAGATTCTGAGTTCGCCCGTTTCGATGCACTTGGTAGACTTGGTATAGGTGTGGGTGGCGACGAAGATAACACCGGAACTATAGATGCCAATGTACATATTTATAACGCAAACACAACCGACCAAACACTCCTAAAACTTGAGAGTCCTCACCCGAGTTCGGGTACATTCACTAAAAAGTCAGGAATTCTTCTATACACCACTGAGAATTATGGTGGTTATGTGAAGGGTTTCAGGGACTCAGCTACTTCACTTTCTGGTATCGTAATTGGTGGTACCGATAACGGTACAGAAACGGATGGTGTCCATATTACACACACGGGTGATGTTGGTATAGGTACACTCAATCCCCAGAGAAAGCTTCATGTCTATGATGCCATGGCTCGTATACAAAGTGCCTCGAGTAACGCGACTATCGAACTCACAACCACTGCTGGGAGTGCAAACATTTATGCGGATACCACTGGTAATGTACATATAAACCCATTGAGAACCGGTTCGAAAAACACAACCTTCCTCAACAGTAATGTAGATGTCGTAGGTGATTTATCTATCAGTGGTAACCTAAATTTTGGAGGATCTGGCTTTAATTCTGGTGGTGGTTTCCCAATTGGTTTAGATGGTGCGGTTGCAAATACTGTTCTCCACGTGAATGGTGGTGTCATCACAAACTCTGACCAGGTTGCGTCAAAGAAGTATAGTCATTCGAATGTCATCGTTAGTGGTAACGGGCAAGATATACAGTTTGTATTTAGACCAAATACATTTTATGCTAAAATCATAGCGGTATTACGCGAAACCGGTGGAGGAAGTGATGTACGCAACACAAGTACGATGATTCTCGATGTGTCTGGTGGAACACATGATGGATCCACAGGTTCTATGTACGATATAGCTCTGGGTTCCACAACCATAATGGGTGCTACAAATCCGAACCCATGGAGTCCCACTATATCGGTTGGTACCCGTGCAATTAACATACAGCCAGTAATTAAAGATATACTTAACGGTCCAAGTTACGCCTACGATTTATCAGTTGAAGTCACCTCCGCTGTTAATGGTGGACTTTCTAGAATTACAAAAAAAGCTACAGATACAACTTCAGCGCTTGACAATGCGACTGGTGGTCAAAATTTATTGGTTGGATTTTCATACTAAATTTACTACGAGGGATGGTGGTACCCCGCGGTAGATTCAACATTTACGCCCTGATGGAATCAGAGATGGCTAGTGCAACTACGCCAACAATGAAAGCCATGATGACGTAATTTAATTCAGTTTCTTCACGGCCAACCTGTGCCTTTACAGGTTCGGCCTTTGCTTCAGTGACAACTTCTTGCTGTCGGACTGGAGGCTCGAGCTCCTCAAGCGGACAATACGCTATCATTTATATAAGTTTAGAGATTAATTTCTGTCTTCTTCTTTCGTCGAGTTCGCTTGGGTTTACCGGTACCAACATTCACCTCCTTGACCTCACCCCCAGTAGAGTCTCCTGAGACGGACATAATATCAGAGAGGTCGTCATCCTCATCGACAGGTTGAGGCGCCGAAGGACCCTGACCCATTGAGGTGTTCATTGGTGGTGGGGGTGGCATGGAAATCCCACCCATGAGACTAGAGATGTCGAGTCCAGGACCCTGCATCTCGTATTGCCCCGTACCACCCACTGGTGCATCCACCGCTGGACCACCAGTATTACGTGTTGTATTCTGAACCGCCGCCATCATGTTCTTCACCAAGTCTGGGTTCTGCTTCATGACATCATTCATGTTAGGCATCACAGACTTGAACATACTGTTGGTCAGGTGGAACATCATCGCAGAACCACCAAGCATCATAATCAACTTGACTTCTGGTGCTACACTGACCTTTGAGCGATATTTCACATAAAGTTCCTCAAATACGCCATCATAGTCATCAACATTCTCCATCACAGACTCAGACCAACCCTCAAGTTGAACCTCGAATGGATTGTAGCGCTTATTCAAAAACTCAAGACCGGTCACACAGGCAACCAACATACGACGAGAGAAACGAACCGACTGTTCAACATCAATACTGTATGTAATCCTCTTCACCTCCGACCTTAGTTCATCAACACCCGAGTATGCATTCAGGCGCTTGTTGACTGCAAAACCCTTCTTTTCTAAACGTCCAAGTTTATTGACAAGGTCCGCCTTTTCCTCGTCAATTGATGTATACCCCTTGGAAGGTTGTTCTCCTTCACCACCTGGACCAGGTCCCATTGGTTCATCATCATCAAACATCATTGGTTCATCCTCGCCATAATCAATTTCCTCATCCTGTTGGGGCTGAGCTGGAGCGCTCTGTTTATTGGGATTTACAAAAGCATCCATAGCCTCCTGAGCTTGAGAAGATTGGGTAGGTCTCTGCATTGGCCTTGTGGGTCGAGGAACCGGGTTTGAACGAGGTGCAGAAATTTGAATTTCATCCATAAGAGCCTGTTCGTCAGCGTCTAATTTCATCACAGTTGTTTGACCTCTGTCAAGTACGATTTCTTCGTCCATCTACTGTCTATTTAGAAACTAAGAAAATCTCTTTAACGCACTTTAAAAAAATCTAAGTCTATTATAAATGTTCAAACTTAACTTAAATCGTAGTGATCGAAATGCTCTCATGGCTATCGCCACATTGATGACCCTCATCTTTGTCCTGTCGATGATGTCCGTGAAAACCGCCAAGTATCAGCCCAGGCCAATTACTATTGCACCTGTCAGTGAGGAATCTCTTTTTGACCTCAAGCCTGATGTCGAGTGTGTTGCCGGTGGGGGTAAGAAAGACAGCCCTTACTCGGTTGGTCTCACTCCAGGTGGTCTCTGTGGTGCCCAGGCGCTCGTGAGTGCTCATGCTGGATATGAGATTGAGGATGGAATTGGTGGATCTTTAATCTAATCTAATAATAAATGGCTTTGATAACTTCACCAACGGAGATGATTCCAGACCTAAATTATGAATATCATACCATTACAATTGATACTCTTAATCAGACTAGCGCAAATACATGGACGTGTTTTTTGAGTCAGCCTCTAAAAAATGTTGTACAGGCTCGACTTCTAGCCGCTCGAATTAATACAGTCACACCAGCTAATGGAAGTGAACATTGTTACATTTCCATTGATGAGTTGA